ATGGCTATTGAAGATACCCGAAAGCTAATTAAGGTCACCAATGAAGGGCCAGCAAATGGGCTGATCGCCCTGGGTTGGACTCTGCTAGCAGTGTGCGTCTGTCAGGACGGCGCGAGTCAATATGCCGAGTTCCACCTAGGTTGGCAGCAAGAAGGCGAGCCGGCCGAGTTGCCGCGTTATTGATCGAAAGGAATTTTGAAGGCTAGCTCAGTACACTGAGGTCATGGCCCCCCGTAATCACAAGGAATAGCGATGAGCTTCGAAAACTACCAAGATCCCGTTAAATTTAAGGCCATTGGCCGTCCCAAGTGCCCGAATCAGGAATGTAAAAGCACCAACCTAGATGTGTCGCTCAGTGAACACTTATTTGGTCCGTGCAATGGCCAATACGAAGTGGTTTATTGTGCAGACTGTTTGACATTCCTGAGTGCTCATCCGATAGCAATTATGAACGTGATGAGCGGCATCAAGGAAGATGAGAAAATTCCTTACCCGCGAACTTAGTGGCGCGTTATCGTTTGGCTGGTTTATGTGAAAAGCCCCACTAAGTGGGGCTTTTTTATTTTCGAGCGTACGGAATAAAACTCCGAACCTGCGGCCGAGCTATGCTTTTGGCGAGAATGAGCGTGCGGGCAATGGTGGAATTGACGGCAACGGTGGCAACGGTGGAGTTGACCGCAATGGCGGCAATGGGGGAATCGGGGACGGCATATTTTGGAAGGAGGTAGGGTAACGCTTTGGAGTGAAAGGTTTTGTACCAAGCCCCCAAAGTGAGTCAATGTTTCGCAGGTACGTGATCACACGGTGCTCTTCAGCGCTGATCAAACCGTGTAATTCTGTCTGGTGTGGTGAACCAGGTGAACGATCAAACATACCTACTTGAAGTTCCCAGTTATCACCATGACCAGGGTTTTCGCAAATTTTCTGTAGCTGCTGTTCATAGGATTTGAACTCGGCATCACTTCCCCAGAAATAAAACTTCGCCGCGACTATTACCGTAAGTGTTCCCTTTCGCTCACCAATAAACTGTATGGGTGACAACAAGCCGGCCATATATATAGCTTCGATGGTTTCAATAATCCGACTGTCATGATCTTCATCCCAAATCACTGAAAAGTCATGTATCTGAGGAAGCAGAACTGGAGTGCGAGTAACGTCTAGCCATTCTACAGATCGGAAAACGGAATAATGCGTGCCACTGCCAAGATTTCCAATTGGACTTGGCTCGTCGTAGATGCAGGAAAATAAAGTTGAATAGATTGGTAGTTGCATGATTAATCACTCTGATTTCGTCAGATTTAAGTGGGAGTCATCCACTGTGAGTAAGCTTTCGGCTCTCTCACGGCTCGTCTAGGACCATAGCACCTTTGACGGCTCAAGAAATTTAGACTAGATGAGGAAGCTTAATCAGGTGACCAGTGGTCATCGGTAGATTCTCGGGGCGCTATAGGTTCAGCGCTAACTGCAGCATCCCCACAACATCCGGCCCATCCTCATTGATCCACGTCCCATAATGCTGTCGGATCATGTTTCCGTTGGTATGTCCCATCTGTTCCGCGATCCAGTCGATCGACGCTATTCCCGTGGTCAGCAACTGGCTGGCGTACGTGTGCCTGCACTGGCCAGGCCCTCGATAACGGACCCCCGCCGCTAGCAAGTGAGCCTTGAAAAACCTATCCCTAACTACGAAGTCGCTGACGTGCGGCAAACCGCTTTTCGTATTCAGGAAGACGAAGTGCAATTTATGTTGCCGCACCGTCTTGTTGTCCCGCTCAACGATATCAACGGTTTCTGCCTTCTTTTTTCGATTGAGTGCATCGATCTTCTGCAGCGCATCCCAGGCCGGAGCGAGTAGACGGACCTTACGCGTTGATCGCCGGGTTTTGGTCACCCGGTAAGCCCCGCGCACCTTGGACCGACGGAACGTCACCGTGCCTTGCTCCAGGTCGACATCCTCCCAGGCCAGGGCAATGGTCTCGGAAACCCGGGGGCCGGCCCATATCATGAACTGAACCATCAGCAGTTCTTGCGTGCGGTTGGTGTGCGTTTCCAGGATCTGTTTGATTTCCGCCCGGGTGAACGGATCCGGTGCTTCGGGATCTGGCAGGCGCACCATCAAACCCTCGGTCGGGTCATGCGCCACTTTCATCCTGGTGCGATACAGCCTGAACACCTGGCGCACGTTGCTGATGATGTCGCGGATGGTCTTGTTTTTGAGCGTTTTCGACAGGGTTACCTGTATCCATTCCTGCAGATCCAAGTGGTCGATATTATGGATCTGTACTTTCCCCCAGCGTGGCCTGACATGAACCTCTGCCTTGTTGGCATAACCCCGATAGCTGGACGCTGCCACACTGTTGGCTTTGATCTTTAACCAGAGGTCCAAGTAGTGGCCGAACGTGTTTTCGACCAGCTTGGCCGAGTTGGGGAAGTGCCGTGCGTAATCGAAGGTGCCGGTCTGAATCTCGTACTCGATGATTTCGACCATACGCTTAGCCTGGGCCACGTTGGCCGGAGTGTTGCCTCCCGGGATTGTTTCCCGGCATCTCTCCCCGTTGTATTGAAAATAGATTCTCACGGATTTCCCGCGAGCTTCGACCCCACTCATGTAAACCCCTAACGCTGTGCTTGTGTATCGACAGTCTGACGATCGGAAACAAAAAGGCCCGTTTCCGGGCCAAGTATCTGGAAGCGCATCTTCTGGTGGACGCGGCTTATGACTTCGGCTTCTGGTTGCGTAGATGGGCGTTCTGCAGCTGACGCCGCTGGCTGCACTTGTCATGGTTACCTTGGGCGCGCCACCTGCCGCACTGATCGCAAAGGCTGGTGTAGTCAATGTTCCAGGGGAAGCGCCGTGCTGGTGTTGCTGCCGGACTGTCAGACATTGCGCGCTTCACCCCGGGTTCCTGGGTTTGCGAGCAGTTGGGCAACCACCGCCGCATCCGTTTCGCTAAGTTCGCCCAGGGTGTTGGCCAGCTGGCTGAGACTTTCGAGGCGGATTCGTGACTCAGGGGTTTTGTGCACCAGGTAGCCAATGACGGCCGCGCCGATGATCGCGGTGGCCACCAGGTGCCTTGCCGGTGTGGTAGCCTTCGCGCCGCTGCTGCTTAGGTTCTGTGCTTGCATGGTATAGCCCTCTGTTGCGGTTAGGTGTCGGGGAGCTGCAACTCCTCGACACTGCTTCTTTTAAGGTAAGTCCTTACGGGCCAGGTGGATCACCAAGCCTTCAAAATCCGGCTCATGCTCAACGCATGACTGCCACTCCAACACCCTCAAAATCTGTTGCCTGCTGCAGTCGTCCACTAGGATTTCGCGCTGGCCACCGGCTGCCCGAACTTCCAGGATCTCCAACAAACCATATTCCCCATAAGCACCGGCCTGGATGATCGGCGCGCTCTCACCGCTGAAGTCCAGGCGGTCCTGCACTCCCTGCAACTTGCTAGTTTTGCCGTCGCCGGCATTGCCCATAAATATTTGGATCTGCATCGGTCTTGCTCTCCTTTACGCCTTGAATGTCCAGCATTTCACTGTGGTCGGCCGGGGTTGTGAACACGGATTGCGGCTGTTGAACGCAGCACGTACAGCGCTGTGTACGGCCTTATTGCTATCCAGAAATTTGCGGGAACGGGACTCTTTGAGCAGGTCGCGCAACGTGGCCACGTCTGCCAGCTTCTGTTTGTGTTCGGCGGCGCGTTCACAGAATTCGTTGAGGTTGATAGCAATCACGGTGGGGTCACTGCTGTGGTCGACTACCGGGTCTTCGCTCAAGGATTCGAGGTAGTCGTAAACCTCCCAAAACTCGGCCACGGCTGCATGGTCGGAGCTGATCGACGCTTGGCGCTCGATGGCCATCCGCACGATCTGGCGCTGTGTGGCGGCGACCTGGGGATCACTCAATTTCAAGACCAGGCGAATACCGTCCAGTAGCGAGAGCATTTGTGCGTGGTTTTTGCTGATGCGCTCCACGCGGATGTACCCGCGCAGGTCATAGCCGCAGCTGGTGCAATTGCCCTGATCACTGGCATAGGCCGTGCTGCAGGCGAAGCAATGGGTGTGCAAACGACGCAGCTTCGATTCGTGTTCAGGCATGCGCTGGGCGAACAGCTCAAGCACCGCGGATTCCTTGCCCACGGCCCGCAACAGGAAGTGGCTGAGGGTGCCCCCGTCCAGGGCGTTGAGTTGGTCTGCCGCTGCACGGCTCTCCGGTGTGACGGTAGGGCGTACAAAGTGCAGTTTCACAATGCGCGTCATGATTGCTTCGTGGGCGACCACTGCCGCGTTCTGGCTGATAGCGATCGTTCCCCTGAATGGAGGCTCATACGTTTCATTGCCGGCCGTCTTGACGCCTTTGGTGGCCAAGGTGCCGCCGCCGTAGAAGTCTTTCAGCTCGTCCCATTCGAAGGTTTTAGCGTGTGCCCGATCATCGCCGTGGCGATCAGCTTCCAGGAACACCACCGGCATGCCGGAGACCTGGCCCATCAGGCGAGAGCGCCCAGCCTTGGTGGATTTCATAGGGTCAAACCCTTCATAGCCTTCGCGGCCGAGTAGTTTCCAAAGGAGGTTCAAGAGGGTGGTTTTGCCGGCGCCGGCCTCGCCTGTGGCTTCCAGAAAAGGGAAGGACTGATAGCGGGCGCGGATCTGCTCGCAGAACAGCGAGCCAAAGAAGAACACCAGCGCGACGAAGCCCTGGGCGCCGAAGCATGTCCACAGCAACTGCACCCACTTCTCGTCAAAGCCCTTCGCTTCGCGCTGCAGCTTGATCGGGACGCCTTTCTGCAGGGTTTTCAGGCGCAGCTTGCCGAACTCGAAATAGTCTTCGCTGTTGACCTTATAAGTGGTGCCGTCCTTGATCGCGATGTCACCGTAGACGTAGCAGGCGTATTCCTTGCTGTAGCCCACATAGTCGATCGTTGAGACGGTTTTGATGCCGAACAGTTGGTCTTTCATGAGCTTGTCGAGCTGCTGGCCACTGCCGGTAAACATTGCCCCAGCCGCCATACCGAGCAGTCGCTTTTTGAACTCGCTTGCGGCCGACAGCTGGCCGCTGGTGAAGGTGTTTTTCACGCTTTCGGAGTCATGGGGGAAGTCCACACGCATGTAGTACCAGGACTCGTCTGTTACCTCGTTACGCTGGAAATACAGCGCCTGGGGGTAGCAGTTGGCGATCTCCACGACGCTGCCGGACTGCTGCAGCGCTTTTTCGCGCTGTTGCGCCTGGTTCAGCAACTGGTCGTCGTGATTCTCGCTGTCCTCAATGTCGGACATGGCTCGGTTGAATTTCTCCATGTCCAACTTGAACCAATACAGGCGGCTCCCGAAGCTCAGGTGAAATTCCCCGCGCTTGTTCCAGTCGTACATGAGCAAAGCTTTTTCCGCCGCGCTCTCGGCCAGCAGCAGAGCGCCCTGGTGGCGGGCCTGCTTTAGGTCGGTCGCGATCTGGTCGGCGCGCTTGGTTTCGTCCTGGATGAAGCTCCAGCGTTGATGAAGGTCGTTCCAATCTGACTTGCGACCGTCGCGTTGCGGGATCTGCGCTGACTCGCAGACGAAGCCCAGGGCACGTGCTTCGCGGACCCAGCGCCTGGTGTAGGCGTTTGCGCTTGGCTCGTTATCCAAAGCCCAAACCAGCTTGGGCAGCTTGCCGCCTTCCCGGGTTTTAATCAGTGCCTTAAGCGAGTCCCCAGGGAATGCGTTGGAGGACATTGCAGACACGGCCGCGATGTCGTGGTGCACCAGGGCGATGGCGTCGAAGATCCCTTCGACAATCCAGATCTCCTTGGCTTCTAGCAGATCAATGCAGGGCGGGCACCACCAGACGCCGCGATAGCTGTCCTTGGACTTGAAGCGGGCCTTCATTTTGCCGAAGCGGTGCGGCTGATCGATCAGGCGTTCCCACCAACCGCCTCTTTCCAGGGCGAACCGCACAGTGGCGCTGCCGGCGTTGTGTTCAACCGAATAGAACGTTTCTTGGGTGAACCAGCCCTGGATCAGCTCAAACCGAAAGCCCCGGGCGAACTCCAGGTAAGCACGTGCGGTCGCGTTGGGATGTTGGTCCGTCGCCGGCGCACGTTTGCTCCAGTCTTCAAACAGATCGTCGTACAGCTCTTTCACGTGCAGGGTGTGGCCACACTTTTCAGGGCGACCACAAATCACCATCCATGGAGTGTCAAAGCGGGAGTACAGCTCTTTCTTTTTGCACTTCGGGCAGGTGCCGCCGCGCATGTAGTCTGTGCCCGTGCGGTGCTTGAGCCCGAAGTCGGACTGGAGGCGTTGCAATACGTCGTGGCGAAGATCTTCTTTCATGGGGTTACTTCACTGCTTTGAGGCTGTGGGACAGGGCTGCCATCAGGCGTTTTTGCGCAGCCATTACCGGGACATGGGCGAGGATTGCGCCGTGGCGCAGACCGTCCGCAACAAGGCGGAACTGGTCGTCATACCAATGCTCGTTGAGGCTCAAGCGATACTGTTCGCGCAGGTTGGCCAGCAACGCTTCGGCCTCGGCCGGTGGCAGTTGGGTGGTGACAATTACGGCGTTTGTCATCGTTAAACCTCGATTTCAGGCGCAGCTCACCCAAACCCACGTGAGGTGGGGCCGGCGATTGGTTGGATTGGGTGTTACGAGTTGGCGGAGCGCAAACGCACGTTGTCAGGGGCGTTCAGGATGCGTTCATAGATGAGGCTGACGGGTACGGACCAGCAAAATCCTTTGATTGGATCCTTGATCACCACAACGGTGTCGCTGCTGTAGTCCAGATCGAGGCGCTGGCGAAAGGCGATTTCCACCAACTCAGTGTGGGCGAGGGAGACCAGTTTGATTGCGACCGATTCCGTTACGCCGAGGCTGGTAACCAGGTGTTGAATGGTTCTGTTGAGAAGCGTCGACAGGTCGCACAGGTGTTCGGCTTGATGGCGCTCAAGGAATGCCAGTGCGGCGTTCTGCATGCATTCCTGATAGTCCAGGGTATTGGTTTGAACATTCATTTTGCTTTCCCTGATTTGGCGCGGTACAGATCGATTGCTGCATAGACTTCGGCAGTCCGTGCAGCCATGTGCAGGGTGTGGGCGTTCTGTATCAACTCCGCCTCTGCGTCGGTGATGACACCGTCATCGAGCGCCTGAGCAATGGCTTGATCGACCGTTCCCTGCTTGGCCGAACTCTGCATAGCCCGCGCATACATCTCTACGTTGTCCAGGTTCTCGGGGGGGATCACGGGCACGAACATGCCGCCATACATCGCCGCCACGTAGTTGGGAAAGTGTTGGGTACCGGTGACTTGCTCCAGCAGGAAGATCTGCGTATCCGTCAAAGGACGGCAGTTGTTGTTCTCGTAGGCGTGGTTATCAAACTTCTTAAGTGGCAATCCTATCCGGGCAGCGGCGCATTCGCGGCCACCTTCGAAGGTGCAAATAATTGCACTGACCACTTCACGACGTGTTTTTAGAACCTGGCTTTCCATCTTCTGCTGTTCCCTCAGTTCGCTGGCCATTACTGTGCAATCACGCCGTTTTTAATGCCGAGTAAAACGGCGGCACGGTGTGCCTCTCCACGGCGACATTGGCTTTGGCCGCTCAGCACCGCATAAACGGTGCTGGGGTTCAGATCGTGTTCCGTCGCAAAGTCTTTTGCTGACTGACCACGTTTTTCTAATGCTTCCCGCGCCTGTATGCGGGCTTGCTCGGTGATGCGTGTCTTCGGCATAGTGCAGATCCGTGCAGTTTCATGTGGTGTGAGATGCACAATGATACACTTAGGTGCACTTGTAAAGAGTAGGGATGAAAATAAGTGCATCTTTCTGAAGAGATAGGTAATCGGCTGCAAGAAGAACGGAAGCGATGCGGCATGACACAACTCCAGCTCGCGGAAGCGTTGGGTATTTCTAAGCGAACACAAGCCAACTACGAATCTGGGTCGAGTGACGCTACAGCCTCCTACCTGAGCAATGTCGCTGTTCAGTTCAATTTCGATGTGCCGTACATCCTCACGGGCCGTCGTACTACGCTGGCGCTCGATTCGCTTGACGAGCTGGAGGACAGAATCGTTCAGCAATACCGCAGCATTCCCGAGGACGATCAGAGAGCTATTCGCCGCTTTGTTAAGGCCTTGGCTGACGATGTTGTCAAAGGGTCGATCTGAACAGAGTGTTTCTGCCATGCCATCGGCTTGCCCCCATATCAGTGCGTCAGCAATTGATTTTATGGAGTGGTAAGCATGTTGGATCGCACAAACGCCGATGTCGGTTACGTTGAAATGGCTGCATCTGCGCGGTATGAGCTTTCGCATATTGAACGTCGCCTGATTGGGTTCTATCGCCAGTTAAGTCAGCGTGACCAGGAGCAATTGCGCCGACTGACCGAAGCGCTGATGAGCAACCCGGACCAGTCAGACGAAGATTGATTTTTGAGCCGCCGACATGTTGCTGTCGGCGGTAAACATCATGCGACCGCTTGCGATCCAAGCTTTTCGAATAGCTCGCGCTGCTGCGCCCTAGGCATGTCTCGTAGCCGATCAATCAGCAGCCGGTCGAATGTCTGCGCCGAAGGGCTGAGCGTGTGAGAAAACGTTAGGTTTGCCACCCAGCTATGCCCGCACTTTGCGTCGAGGCATTGGCAGTAAAGCTTCGCGAAGTCAGTGGATAGCACCTCACGCGATGCGATCCGACCTTTGTGCCCACACTTACAAGTCACTCTCATGTTCCCTCCCCAGGGTGCAGCGAATTGCCACTATGTTCGCATGTGATGCAGGATATTTCTCTATCTTTGAAATATCAGGTAGTGGTTTCGCCTGCTTTATCGATCTTTTTCCAGTCGATGCGCCTGTCATGGCGAAGCGTGTCATTCAGTTGGTTGAACAGCTGACAGATCGGCCTGATCTCGTTGCTGGTGTACACGCGATCGATCTTCTCAATGTCCCCAAACCCGCCGCTGTTTTCCGGGATGATCCCGGCCAGGGCGGGGTTCATGCGCCAAGCAGCGATCACGTCATTGCGGGTAATGTTCTTCACCTTCTCCAGCTCGTCCTTGGCCTGGAAGTCGCCCACAGGGATGATCTGGATCGCGTTTTCCTTGCCGTTCGGGATGTTGACGAACATAGAGCGGAAGTTGCCCACGCCCTTGCTGGCGCTGATCTGTGCGCGCAGGTTCTCTTCGTCTTCCTCGGTCAGGTCCGGGTCGTTGGTGTAGAAGATGTAGCCCGCGTGCGCGCCGTTGCTGTAGTAGCGCCGGCGGAACAGGGTCGCGGCTTCGTTGAGCAACAGCGCCTGCAGGCCGCCCAAGTAGTCGGGCACGCCGTAGATATTTTGTTCCACGTCGTAGTCCAGGACGTGTTCGATTTCGTCCTGGTGGAAGTCCATGTATTTGCTGTCTGGCAGTAGCATCCTGAAACCGCCGTCGACCTTCACCCGCATGTTGATGGCGGGCAGGTGTTGCATCTCCAGCACTTCGCCAAAGGCGTTGGTATCGCGATAGAAATACGCTTCGCCAAACACCATGTAATCCAGGCTCGCCCGGCCCATGGTCTGCGTGCTGCAGCCCTCGGACGGGATGAATTCACGCAGCAGCAGGTTGCGCTTGAACTTGGGGATGGCGCCGTGGTGTGCGTTGGCGCGCAGCAGCTTGGCCAGGCCCGCCCGTGATACCGGCGGCTTGTAGATTTCGCCGTCGTCGCTGAGAAATACCCCCAGGTACTCGCCTATGTTGCCGGACAGTACCTGTTCGGGTTCCCCGAAGGTGAACGCCCGCATGGGCTGCTGCTGTCTTACCTGCTGGCTGGCTTGAGGTTTTCTGCGTCGTTGCTTGGGCATTGTTTCCGCTCGTGACGTAGCGGCTACGGCGCCGCTTGTTGGTATTGAGGGGTTCATTGGCCAGGGCGTGCATTACCGCCCAAGCGATGTCGGCGTGGCCGGTGGCGTCGGTGCGCGAAGCGCTGTAGGTCACCTGGCCGCTGGTGGTGGTGCCGCGCTTGATGGTCAGGAATGCCTGGGCGATGTCCGTCCAGCCGGCGTCCCACTCGATGCGACTGCCCTGGATCGTGTCTTGGGCCTTGAGTACCAGGGTGTTTTTGGTCTCCAGGCTGTAATGGATCGGCGTGGCCTTCGCGTAGAAGTCGCGCACCAGGTCGAACACCCCATAGCCCACACCGGTGATATCGATCCCGATGTGCTGCACATTGAAACGCTCGGTGAGCTTTTTGACCTGGGCGGCTTGATAGGTGAACGAATGGCCCCGCCAGCTGTGTTTTTCCAGGATGCGGAATTTCGCCCCGGGTTCCAGTGGCGGGGCGACCACCACGCAGGTGGCGTCGTCGCGGGTACGGCTTGGATCGTAGCCAAGCCATACCGGGCTATTGCCGAACGGCCGATCCAGTTCCGGGTCGTAGTCCTCCCACAACGACAGGTCGGAATAGCAGCGCTCCAGATCCTTGAGGCCGAACGCGCTCTGGCTGCTGTCGATGAACTTGCAGTAGAACAGCTGCTGGAATTTGTCTTCGTCGTACTCCAGCTGCAGCTGTTCCAGGTCGAACAGATCGCAGCCGCCGGCGATGGCGTCGTCCAGGGTAATGGTCTTCCGCCATTGGCCATCCGGGCACAGCGCGCCCTGGGTGTAAGACGCCTCGGTGGGCCAAGTGCCGCCGGCTTTCTTACCGCGTTTGCTGTTGCGGAATTCCTCACCAGACCAGAACGGGTACGCCTGATGCGACACCGCGCTGGGCGTCGAGAAATAGGTTTTGCGCCACTTCTTGTGGGTGCCCATGGCGCTGGCCACGGTGCTGAGTTTGTCGAAGTCACGTATCCAAAAATACTCATCGACATAGACGTGGCCATGGTAGCCCTGGGCGGTGCTGCTGTTGGTGCTGAGAAAGCGCAACTCGGCGCCGTTGCTGAGCGTGATCGGGTTGCCGGTCAGCTCGATGTCGAACCACTGTTTGGCAAACTGGATGATGTAGCTGCGGAAAATCTCCGACTGCGAGCGGCTGGCCGACAGGAACACCTGGTTGTCGCCAGTCAGCACCGCATCCATGAAGGCTTCGCCGGCGAAGTAGTAGGTGAGGCCCACCTGGCGGCTTTTCAGGATGTTACGGATTCGGCACGTCAGCGGGTTTTGCTTGGCCGCGAACAGCTCCTGCTGATAGCGGTACATCTTGCTGATGAACTTATCCAGGAAGTCGACTTCGGTCAGCCCGCTGATGTCGTTCTTGGCTTTTTTCTCGCGTTTCTTCCCTCCGCTATCGCCACGGCCCGAACGTTCCCCACGCGCGCCCTGGCGGCGTTCCTGCGGTTCGCTGGCTGATTCCCCAGCCGGCGCCGGCGACGGCTTGACCGCTTGCTTTAACAGGCGCTCGCGCACCGTGGTCAGCCGGTCCAGCTCGTTGAGTTCGTCTTTGGTTAGGCTGCTGGCTTTGTCCAGGAGCAGAGTGATTCGCCTGCCGACAGCGGTCAGCGGTTCTTCGTCCGACAGCATGTCTTCCCAACCGCCCTGGCGTATCCAGTAATAGACGATGCGGATGTTAGGCAGGTTGAGCTGCGCCTGAATTTCCTTGGCCTTACAGCGGCGTAGAAACAGGCGTTTAGCGGCTTCTTTAACTTCGGTCGAGTAGTACATGGGCCGCAGTCTATGCGGCGAAAACGCTGGAAACGCGGGGTTAAATTCCGTGATCCACCTATATCGTGGATATAGGAGAAACGCGCATTTGAACCGTTTGTTTGGGGCTTGGCGGCTCCCTATCGTGGCGGCTCATTCAGTGATTGAGCGCAGTCAAACCCATGCCCCGTTCCCTTGTTTCGTTTTGGAAGCGTGTCGCCACCAGCGGACCCACCGTTGATGGGCGCGTGATCCTTCCCCAGGAACTGCGTGACATCGCTGAAACCTACAAGCCGTCTCTTTATACGGCGGTGATCTGGTGTGACCACGAGCGCTGGCCAGGTTCCCACGGCACCGTTTATGCCGTGCGCTTGGTAGAGGAGGGCAAAGACCTGGAGCCGGGCGAAATAGCGCTGGAAGCGCAATTGAAGCCAAACGACCGCCTGCTTTACCTGAATGATCAGGGCCAGAAGTTGTTCAGCAGCATTGAAATCACTCCGGACTTTCGTGGCAGCGGCAAAGCCTACCTGACCGGTTTGGGCGTAACCGACCAGCCCGCCAGCGTGGGCACCCAGGAACTCTACTTTTCCAACAAGAACAGCGGCGCCTCCTATTACGCCGCCTCGGTCGAACTCGGCCGCTTCCAGGACGATAGCCAACCCACCGCCGAAACCGGACTGATCAACGCTCTGACGAGCTTTTTCAAGCGTCTCGCCGCTGATGTGTTGCCCACCGAAACCACTCCACCCCAAACAGAGAGCAAACCCCCAATGGATGAAGCTACAGCAACGGCTTTGACGGCCCTGGTGGCGCAGCTGCTGGTTGTCGCTGCCGGCCTTCAAGCCGTCATCGAACCCGCCGCCGCAGATGCCCCCGAGCCCGACCAGGACCTGATTGATGACGTCAGCACGGCCGTGGACGACATCGTGGCCACCGCCGAGGAAGAGCGGGAATTCCGCCGCAAGGGTAAGGGCAATCAGTCCGTACTTGCCAAGCTGGATGCGCTGCAGAAGCAGTTCAGCGCGCTGCAGAACACATCTGCCGGTCGCCAGTTGCCACGCAATCCTGGTCCGGTAAACCCTAAAAAGCCGCGAGTACTCTGACATGGCCCAGCCATTAAGCGCCCGTGGCGCCAAACAGTATGCCGAGCTGCAAGAAGCGATGGCCGAAGCGTACGGCGTCGAGCGATCGAGCCGTATGTTCAGCGTGGAACCGACGATTGCCCAGGAGCTGAACGACGCAATCACCGCGAAAGCCGACTTCCTGGAACGTATCAACGTCGTCCCGGTAAGTGAGATCAAGGGCGAAAAAGTCTTTATCGGTGTGAATGGCCCGGTCACTGGCCGCACCAACACCAAGACCACCGACCGCGAAGCCAAGGACGCATCGGCGCTGGATAACACCCAATACGAACTGGCTGATACCCAGTCGGACGTGGGCCTGCCATACGCCAAGATCGATGCCTGGGCGAAGTTTCCCGACTTCAAAGAGCGCTATTCCGCTGCAGTGCAAAAACGCATTGCCCAGGACCGTATCGTTATCGGCTTCCACGGAACCCGTGCCGCCCCTCAGACCGATCTGGCGGCCAATCCAAAGCTGCAGGACGTGAACAAGGGCTGGCTGCAGCAGCTGCGCGAGCAGGCCCCGCAGCAGGTGCTTAAAGAGGGCGCCACCGCCGGCAAGGTGACGTTGGGCGCTGGTGGTGACTACGCCAACCTTGATGCCCTGGTGCATGACACCAAGCAGATGGTGGACGAGATCCTGCGCGAAGACGGCGACCTGGTCGCGATCATCGGCACTGACTTGCTCGCCTCTGACAAGGCCAAGCTGTACACCAAACAAGGCGATACGCCGACCGAAAAAGAGCGCATCGAAAATGCCCAGGTCATTGCGACCTATGGTGGTCTGCCGGCTTTCAGCGTGCCGAACTTCCCGGTCAACGCGGTGCTGGTCACCAGTTGGGACAACCTGTCGATCTACTACCAGGACACCAGCTGGCGTAAGCAGACGATCGAGAACCCGAAGCGCTCCCGCGTCGAGGACTACAACAGCCGCAACGAAGGCTACGTGATCGAGCAGCTGGAAAAGATCGCGTTCACTGAAAACGTTGAATTGGTGGCGGCGTGAGTTTGGCCCTGGCGCACAAGCGCCGCACCCTGGCCATGGGCAGCACAGCAGTAGCGGCGCTCGCCGCTGCTGCAAGCTTGGCCTACTCGCCGGCCGATGCCCTGAGCAGTCCCGCCAATGCGCGCAAGCACTTGCTACTGCAGGAAGCCGCGTTGGACCAGGACCTGGAGCGCCTGAGCGCGATGAAAGGGGCTTTGGCGGGACGCCAATTGCTCAAGCGCGACGAGCTGCTGCCCAAGTACCAGGAATACGTCCAGCGCTACTGCGAGTCGGGGCTGAACTTCCCTAACCGCGTTGCGGTGCAGGTGATGGTGTGGCTGTTCGACACCGCCCAGTTCGAAGACGCGCTGGAGCTGGCCGACTTCCTGATGGAGCAAGGCCAGAAGATGCCGGAGCGATTCAAGCGCCGCGACATCCAGACCTTTGTTGCTGATGCGATAGCCGACTGGGCCTACGACGAATACAACGCGGGCCGCAGCCCTGAGCCCTACCTATCCGAGCTGTTGCCCCGCGTTGACGGCGAATGGGACCTGCCTGAGCAGATCCCGAGCAACTACCACAAGTTGATCGGCATGCGCGCTATGGAGGCTGAGCAGTGGAAAACCGCGCTCAAGCATTTGGAGCGCTCTACCGAGCTGTACCCGAAAGCCGGCAACGACACCCGCATCAAGAAGGTCCGCAGGGCCTTGGAAAAACAAGCGGCTGCTAACCCGGCTTCCGAATAACCGACTACCCCCCCCAGCGGGGACTTGTGGAAGTGCGCCGCCCATTTATGGACCGTCCCACTGAAAACAGGCTCCCCGCCCTATTTGAGCGGCCAGCAATGAGCTTTTCCGGGAGACCCACCACCTTTGTGGAACAGGCGATTGAGAATGACGGCTTCTGGCCCGACCTCTCTGTGGCCGAATTCCAGAAAGAACAACGCCTGCCGGCGGAGTACCTGGTAGAGCTGCTGGCCGACGCGTTGAACACTGCAATGGTTGAGGTCAACACCGACCTGGCCAAATGCAAAGCACGCTGGCAAGCCAACGGCGTTACGCGTGTCGAGTCCGCGGACTCCACGGTGCTGCCTGAGCGCGCTTTCCAGGTGAAGCTGTACAAACGTGCGGTGTACTGCCGCGCCAAAGGCAATGCGTTGCCGCAGTTTCCCACCGTCACCCGTCGCGAAAGCGCTGAAAACACCGGCAAGGAAGCGCCCGAGCGTGCCGAAACCTTCTTGGCTTTCAGCCAGCAGGCCGTGCGTGCCCTGCAGGGCCGTGGCCGCATCACGGCGGCGTTGCTGTGATCCAGTTGCAGGCGCTGACCGCCTACCTGATGGCCCGCAACCTGGTGCCGCCTGAGCAGTTCGACAGTTGGACCGAACAGGTCAGCCTTGAGCTGATCTGGAAGCCCGACCGCGATGGCCTGCACATGTCTGATATGCGCTACCGCGCTGTGTTCTCTCTTGAGCGTTTCACCGGCAACCCGGCACGACTGATGGCCCTGGTAGGCAGTTGGCTGGAAAACCACGATCCCGATCGGGACCGACACGAACTGCCAGCGCCGCTGTTTGCTGTTGAACCGCTTGACCAGGACAGCTTCGATGTAGACCTGTCCCTGGAATTCATCGAGCCGCAGTACCTGGCCGAAGATCCCGCCGGCGAGATCGAGGCGTTCGGCAAAACATGGGCGTTCGTCCCCTTCGATCTGTGGGTAGCTGAGCAAGGCGAGGTGGGCAGCGATGGCCGCTAGTCCGCTCGCCCTCGATGTCAGGGGCATGGTCAACGTCGACGCCCAATTGGCGTTGCTTGAGCTGCCGCCCCAGTTGCGACGGCGACTGCTGAACAACGTGACCAAGCGAGTGCGGACGATGAGCCGCAAGCGGGTACGTGAACAGAAGAACCTGGACGGCACGCCGTTCGCTGAGCGCAAGGGCTCGGCCAAGGGCAAAAAGAAGATGGAAGCCGGCCTGGCCAAACTGCTGCAGGTGACCCGTGTCAGCTCCGAAGAAGCCGAACTGGGCTGGAAAAACGCCCTGACCCGTTGGGTCGCCGCGCAGCAGCACAACGGCGTCAGCGAGCGACGTACCGCCGCGCAGATGCGGCGCTGGAACAAAGTCCCCCCAGGCATCGCCTGCACCGACAAACAGGCCAAGCGCTTGCGTCGGCTGGGCTTCCGCGTCCGCCAGAAGGGCAAAAAGGCGTTGGCCAGGCCGTCAGTGGCCTGGATTCAAGAGCATGTGAACTACGCCAAGGCCGGCTTGCTGATCCGCATTTTGAACGACGAACGAACCGAGTCCACCGGCGCGCAGAGCTGGGATATCACCCTGCCAAAACGCCAGTTCCTCGGTGTGGAGAGCGGAAACGAAACCCGCGACCTGGTTAACCAGGTGTTCCAACAAATCCTTAATTCACCCCGCTAACGAGGCACACCATGGCACTTGGCAAGGTCAGCGTTAACAATCTCAATCTGGGCCAAGGCGCCGTGACTGAGATCGAGCGCTATTTTCTGTTCATCGGTCCCGGCCCGAAAAACATCGGCAAATTGATCGCCCTCAACACCGACAGCGACCTGGATTCGCAGCTGGGCGTACCGGCCAGCGACTTGAAAACCCAGGTCACTACTGCCCGCTTGAACGGCGGTGATCGCTGGGCCTGTCTGGCGGCGCCGATCAGCGCTGACGGTGATTGGAAAATCGCCCTGGAAACCGCGCAGCAGCAGGGTTTTTCCGTCGAAGGGGTGGTGATCACTAAGCCGGTATCCAAGGGGGACGAACTGTCGGCCATGCATGACGCGGCTATTTCCCTGAACAACACCTACGGCCGGCGCGTGTTCGTCATGGCAGCGTCTGCCGGCATCGTCGCACCGCTGACCTGGTCTCAATACCTGGTAGAGCAGAAGGCAATCACCGCCGACGTGGCCGCGCCGCGTGCGCTGGTGGTTCCACAGCTCCACGGCAATGACCTGGGCGTGTTGGCCGGTCGCCTGGCCAATGCCGCCGTCAGTATCGCAGACAGCCCCATGCGTGTGGCCAGCGGCCCCGTGCTGGGCCTGGGGCCGGTCCCTGTCGACGCCGAAGGCATCCCGCTGCCATCCGCGATTCGTGCCGAGCTGGATAAGGCGCGCTTCTCGGTCGCCCAGACCTATCCCGACTACCCAGGCGTGTACTGGGGGGACGGCAATATGCTCGACACGCCGGGCAGCGATTACCTGGTGATCGAATACCTGCGCCTGGCTGACAAAGCCGCTCGCCAGATCCGCCCCTTGTTGATCCGCCGCGTGGCCGATCGCCGCTTGAACAGCACCGCCAACAGCATGGCCGTGAACGTCAACGCGCTGATGGCGCCACTGCGCAAGATGGCCAAGTCGACCAAGTTCGCCGGCCAGGTGTTCCCGGGCGAGATTCAAACGCCCAAAGACGGCGACATCGTACTGACCTGGACGAGCAAAACCGCCGTTGAGGTGTACATCAAGCTCAAGCCCCACAACTGCCCGAAAGACCTCACGGCGAACATTGCCCTGGACCTTTCCACTGACGATTCGGAGTAACCCCCATGTCACGTATTGGCGGCAAGAACTTTGACGTGAACCTGGGCGATCTGCAGGTCCACGTCGAGAGCTGCACCCTGGATATCACCGACAACAGCAAGACCGCGCAAACCCGGGGCGTGCCTGATGGCTATGTCGACGGCGACGTGGCGGCAGCTGGCGAGATTGAGCTGGACTCTACCAACTTCTCCCTGGTGGTTGAGGCCGCACGTACTGCAGGCAGCTTTCGCAAGCTGGAAGCGTTCGATGTTGTGTTCTTCGCCAAGGCCGGCGACGACGAGCTGCGCATTGAGGCATTCGGCTGCAAGTTGAAGGTGTCCAGCCTGTTGAACATCGATCCAAAGGGCGGCGAGAAGACCAAGCACAAGGTGCCGTTTGAAGTCACCAGCCCGGACTTTATCCGCATCAACGGCGTGCCGTATCTGGATGCCACCGAGATTGAGGGCATTAGCTGATGGTCTGCCCGTTCGATCGCGCCCAAGCCCTGGAACAGCGTCAGCGGGACCAGGCTATCGACGCCCAGTTGGCCCAGGCCCGGCGTGAGTCAGCGGGCCCAAGCCTTACTCACTGCCAGGACTGTGACAACGAGATTCCTGCAGCGCGCCAGGCGCTCGGCGGCAAGACCCGCTGTGTCCCGTGCCAGTCTGTTTTCGAAAAAGGAGTGCAGCGATGAGCACGAATCAGGCGGCCCAGGACACCGCGATCGCACTGGCGAAGGCGTCACCTGCGATCGGTGTAGCGGCCACTGGAGCGACAGGGGCCGTCGACTGGTCGGCTGTCGCCTACATGCTGACTGCCGTTTACATGGTGCTGCAGATCCTCCTGTTGGTTCCCAAGTATCGCCAGATGTTGCGCGACTGGAAGGTGAAGCTATGAGCCTGCGCGGCAAGATCGCCGCCGGCGCTATCGCACTCTGCAGCTCCACGCTGGTGGTGTTCCTGGGCACGTGGGAAGGCAACGGCCAGAACACTGTCTACGCCGACAAGTTGGCCCGTGGCCTGCCCACCGTGTGCAAAGGCATCACCCGTCATACCAGCCCGTACCCCGTGGTCGTGGGTGACTACTGGTCGGATGCCCGGTGCAACGAGGTAGAGCAGCTGGTGATCAGCAAGGGCCAACTGCAGCTGGCTGACTGCATCACCAATCAAGACGTGGGCCAGAACACATTCGACGCCCTGAGCAGCCATGGCCACAACTTCGGCAACCCCAGCACCTGCGCCAGTCGCGCCGTGGGCCTGATCAACGCCGGCCGCATCAAAGAGGGTTGTCAGGCCCTGGCCTGGGCGCCTGATGGCAAAAGCCCGGTGTGGGCCTTCGTCACCACCGCCCAGGGCAAGAAGGTGTTTATCCCGGGGCTGCACGCGCGCCGTTTGGCGGAAGCGGCTCTGTGTGAGGCGGGCCTGTGATGCGCGAAGGCACTTTCATCCTGGTGCTGTGCCTGGTGGCCTGGTTCGGCTTTGACCTGCTGGAAGGCCAGCGCGACAGAGCCCGTAGCGAGCGTGACGCCGCGCTATTCGAAGCCAGCGGCCTGCGTGAAGCGGCGCGCATCAGCGGCGAGATGCTGGCCGAGCGTGACGCGATCGATCTTCAACGAACCCTGGAACTGAGTCATGAACGTGCTGAAAACGATGCTCTGCGCCTTGACGTTGGCTCTGGCCGTAAGCGGCTGCCAGTCAATGCCACCTGCAGTAGCGTCCCAGCCACCACAGCGGCCAGCGCCGGCGGCGTGGCTGATGCAAACACCCCCGAACTCACAGCAGACGCTCGACAGGATTATTTCACCCTCAGAGATCAGCTTGCCCTCAGTCGGCAAATGATCCTGGGCCTGCAGGACCACGTGCGCCGGGTTTGCCTGCGCTGAACCTTACTTTTACCCCTAAACGGAGCAACACCCATGACCGATAGACGCGAAATCACCCTGGAAATTGGCGACCAGGAATTCACCTTTGAGCTGACCCCTCAGGACGTCACCAAATACTTCAACGCGGTGAACCAGAACAACAAGGTTTCGCCCGCCAACAACTTGCTGGTCACCACCGTCAAGCAAGAAGAACGCGCCAGTCTCAAGGGAATGCTGGGCAACCCGGTGTTGGTGATGCAACTGGCCGGCACGCTCCTGGAGGAGTACGGCCCTGATGTTGAAGTCACCGTAAAAAAGCCCTCGACCACGCCGAACGACTGACCGAAAACGGCCTTGGCCAACTGGTAGCCCTGGCCAGCCGCTGGCTACCTGGGGCCGAGCCCACCGCCGAGGTGATGGGCACGGCCAAATGGCTGGAGGACGAGCACTGGCGGCGGATGGAAATTGCCATCGCCAACGGTATCGCCCACGCACTCAACGGATAAACATCGATGACAGACCGTAGCGCCCGCCTGGCCTTCATTCTGAGCCTGACCGATAAGGTCACCGCCCCCATGGGCAAAGTAAAAATGGGTTTTTCCGATCTGGCTGAACAGAGCGAGAAGCACATCAAGACTATGGGGTTTGGTCTGGCGGGCATCACCGGCGCGTATGTCGGTATCACGCAGTCGATGGAACCGGCCCTGGAGATGAACCGCGCCCTGGGCGAGGTCCGATCGCTGGGCGTGGCCGAAGATGCGTTGAACGCTCTGAACCGCAAATCCCTGGAGTTCTCTGTCGCCTATGGCGAGAACGCCCGGGATTTTGTCGCCTCGGCATACCACATTGAAGGTGCGATCAAAGGGCTGGTAGGCAATCAGCTGGCGACGTTTACCAATGCCAGCGACGTGCTGGCCAAGGCCACCAAGTCCGACGCCGACACCATGGGCACCTATGTCGGCACCATGTACAACCTGTTCAAGGGCCAGGCCGACGCCATGGGCAAGGGCCAGTGGGTTGAAACGCTGGCCGGCCAGACCGCCACGGCGGTGCAGTTGTTTCGCACCAGTGGCGAGCAGATCGGCGAGGCATTCAAAAGCGCCGGTGGCCTGGCCAGCACCGCAGGTGTGAGCCTGGCCGAGCAAATGGCGGTGTTGGGCACCTTGGGCGGCACCATGGACGGCGGGGAGGCCGGTGGCCTCTACAAGTCATTCTTTGAGAACGTCAGCGGTGCATCGGAAAAGCTCGGCATGTCCTTTGTCGACCAGCAGGGCAAGTTGCTGCCGATGATGAACATCCTGGACAAGCTCAAGGGCAAGTTCGGGGATCTGTCGATCGAGGCCAACGGCAAGCAGCTACGCGACGCCTTTGGTGGTGAAGCGGCCCGCCTGATCACCACCCTGATGGGTGACACCGGCCGCTTGAAAAACGGCATGGAACAGCTCGGCAATGTGCGTGGCCTGGAAAACGCCGAGCGCATGGCCAAGAACATGGTGGACCCGTGGCAACAGTTCAGCGCCGCCGTTCAAGCACTGCGTATCGCATTCGGCCAGTCATTGATCCCGATCTTGACACCGCTTATGGATCGCCTGGTAGGCATTGCCAGCACGCTGACCCGCTGGACCCAGCTGTTCCCCAACATCACCCGTTTGATAGGAATTGTCACTCTGTCGTTCCTGGCGATTACGGCCGCCATGTCCTTACTCACCCTGACGGTGGGGCTGTCGAAAATGGCTTGGCTGGGGACCGTTGTAGTGTGGAACGCTCTCACCTGGTCGGGTTACCGCAGCATTGCCATGTTCCTGTACCACACCGTTATGGTGATCGGCTTCGTGGCCGGCCTGGTGCTGATGGTCGCCTGGATGGGCCTGGTTAAGGGCGCCATGCTGCTGTGGCAGGGCGCTATCTGGCTGGTCAACACCGCGTTGCTGGCCAACCCGGTGACCTGGATCGTGATCGGTATCGTTGCCCTGGTCGCGGCCGTGGCGGCGGCGATCATCTACTGGGACCAGTGGACCAGCGCGCTACTCAACAGCGAGGCGTTCAAATGGGTCAGCGGCCAACTGACCGCCTTGTCTGACTGGTTCGATTCGATGGGCGGCTGGTCGAGCATGGCTAGCGCCGCCTGGGATGGCATCGTCAACATCTTTAAACAGGCCATCAACGGCTTGATCGAGATGTTGAACAAGATCCCCGGCGTGAACATCGAGGCGGCGTTTGGTGACATGCCGGCAGCGCCTGAGCTGCCAGGTATCAGCGCACCCACCGTCGAGGCGCCGTTGCTGCCGCAACTGGTGAGCGCACCCCAGCAGCCTATCCAGGCACCGCTGGCAATGGCCAACACACCGAAAATGCCGGCGTCAGCCATGCCAACCCTAAACGCCCTGCAGCCCCAGGCTCAAGCGCCAGCCTTGGTCCTAGCCCCGGTACCGAAAACCCCGGCGCCGATCGCGCAGCCACTCGCCGCCCTGGAGCCACCACGCCAACCGCCGGCCCTGGTGTTGGCCTCGGCCCCTACCGAGAAGGCAGAACAGAGCCAACAGCGCATCAACGGCGCTGTGGCCAGCCTGTCACCGAAACGGCCCGACGCCGTGCCCCGGGGCGGTCTGCTGGCAAGCATCCAGAACAACAACCAAACCCAGAACAAGGGCACCCACGTGGAGAACGTGAACATTCACACCGGTAAACAAATGAACCCGCTGGAGCTGGAAGGCATGTTGGCCATGGCGGTGGGGGGATGAGCGAATACATCGACCTGCTGATCATCGACAACGACCTGTCGCTGGACCCATCCCGTCAGCCTTTGCTGATCGAGGACCGGGCCAGCATCGCCCAGGACATTGCGCACATGATCCGCGAGAGCGGCTTGCTGGTCACGCTGGTGGCAGAGCGCAGCAAGTTGCGTCAGCGCGACTGCATCCAGCAACTGGAGCTGCTGGTGGAGGCCGACGCACGCCTGGTACCGGGCACCGCGTTGATTAACCAGGTGCAGCCCGGGCAGTACCTGGTCACGGCCAAAACCCTGAAGTTCGGTGACATCGAGGTGACCCTGTGAGCGACGTCGATTTTAAACAGGCGCTGGCTGACGCCGGCATTCCGATCACCGAAGAAGGGCTGCGCCAAGCCTGGGAAAAGGAAGTCGCTGCCCAGGGCAGCAAGATGAGCAACACCAGTGCCTACTCCCCGTTCTGGCGGGTGATCACGGCCCTGGTGACCAAGCCAGTCATGTGGCTGATCAGCTTTGTCAGTGACACCGTGCTGCCTAACTTCTTTGTCAAAACTGCCCGCGACAAGTGGCTGGACATGCTGGCCTGGGCGGTCAACGTCGAGCGCAAGGGCGCGACCAAGGCCAAGGGCGTGTTGCTGTTTACCCGTGACGTCGCCGGCGGCGCGTTGGAGCTGCCCGCCGGCATCCTGGTGCAATCGGCGGCTATCAATGGCCACATCTATCAACTGGTGACCACCCAGGCCGCGACCTTCGCTGACGGGTTGGTGCAGTTGGAAGTCCCTGTAGAAGCCCAGGACGTAGGCAGCGGCTACAACCTGGCCCCGGGTTATTACGCGATTCTGCCGGTACCCATCGCCGGCATTGTCCAGGTGGTGAACGCCGATGGTTGGCTGATTGCACCAGGTGCAGATCCTGAGCCGGATGATCAGCTGCGTTTGCGCGTGCGTAACCAGTTCTCGGCGGTCAACCAGTGGCACACCGACGCGGTCTACCGGGCGATGATTTCAGCCTTCCCCGGCGTGCGGCCAGATGGCGTGTACTTCCTGCACGGCGCACCCCGGGGCCCAGGCAGTGCCAATGCCTACGTGCTGTTTGAAGCGGACGTGCCGGCGGCGACCTACCTGGAGCAAATCAACGCGCATATCCGCGACCAGGGCAACCATGGCCACGGCGACGATCTGCTGGTGATGGTCATGCCCGAAACCCAGCACGCGCTGCACCTGACTCTATGGCCACACGCTCTATTGGGCGCCGAACAGCGCACCAAGCTGCAGGCCGACGTCGACCAGTTCATTCGCGCAGCCTTCCGCGAGAGTGGCACAGGTGACTATCAGCCGACGCTGACCTATCCGCAGTCGCGGTTCTCGTTCAGCCGCCTGGGCGAAGAGCTTCACCAGCAGTTCGCCGGCATTGAGTCGCTGCACTTTGATAACGCTGACATCGTGTCGGAACTGAGTATTCCGCGGATTCAATCGCTGCAGGTGGTGTTCGCATGATCAAGCTGAATTTGCCGTTCTGGCTGGATGGCCCGCAGCTGACCAAGCTCAAAGCCGCCAGCCAAAAGTGGTGGGAGACGGTCGAGGGTTGGCTGCAGTGGCCCTTGCTGCAGATGGATGCGGACACCTGCCACCTGACCGTCCTGGATCTGCTGGCCTGGCAGCGCGATATAAGCCGCTTCAAGGACGAGCCCGAAAGCCTGTACCGCCTGCGGGTCAAGTTCGCCTTTATCAACGCCGTCGACGCCGGCAGCACAGCGGGCCTCAAGCGCATCCTGCAGCGCCTGGGCGTGGGCTACGTCGAGATCGACGAGCGTATGCCCGATCGGGACTGGGACGTGGTGCTGCTGCGCCTCTCCGACTCGCAGTTGTCGCAAAACCCCGAGCTGATGCGGGTTTTGATCCAGCAGTACGGCCGCACGTGCCGGCGTTATGACTTCGTGACCATCACCCCCGTATCACTGCGCATTGTCGCGGTGGACTTCAACGACGACCAGCAAACGCTGGTTGCCAGCCTGTAGGAGCCTCCCGTGGGAGCCAGTATTACCCTTGCAGGTGAAAGCCTGATCGCGCAAAAACAAGGCGCACAACAACCCCTGATTGTTTCCCGTTTCGTCCTGGCCAACGTGCCCGGGCTGGATCCTAACGGCCCGATCGACCGGGCGGCGCCGAAGCCGGCCGCGCACCTGGTGGCGACCTATGACGTCACCCAAAAAGGTTTCGTGAACCCCAACCAGATTGTTTACAGCCTGATGATGGGCAGCGATATCGGGGACTTTGACTGGAACTGGATCGGCCTGGAGAGCGCCGAAAACGTGCTGCTGGCCGTGGCCTACGTGCCGCTGCAGCAGAAGCGCAAGAACATTCCCCCGCAGCAGCTGGGCAACAACGTGACGCGCAATTTCCTGGTGGTGTTCGACGGCGCCCAGGCGCTGACCGGGATCACCATCGACGCCAAGACCTGGCAGCACGACTTCACTGTGCGCCTGCACGGCATTGACGAGCGCGAGCGCTTGAGCAACCGCGATACCTTCGGCCGGGCGTGCTTTTTCAGTGATGGTCTGAAACTGGCCAAGGTCGGCAGCGGTTATAAGGTGCAGCCTGGTACCGCCTATATCGAAGGCGTGAGGGTGCTTTCGACTGCTGCTGTCGCTGTCGCGCCGCCGGCTTTCCCCGCCAAAGCCTGGCTGGATGTGAGCCTGGAGCGCCAGTTAAGTGATGTGGTTGCCCGCTGGGAGGTGCGTTTCGGCGCCGCCCTGGCTGACTTCACCGACAGTGCCGGCGTGCGCCATTTCTGCGTGCCGCTGGCCGATCTGCCTGATTCCAACGCCGTGATCGATCTGCGCCAGGCTGAGCCCATCAGTGATTCCCTGGTGAAGCATTTCGCGGGGAAAAAGTGGGTTGAAGATGAACTGAAAAAGAAGGCCGACAAGGGAACCTCTCTTGAGAGTTACGGCATTCTCAACGCCATCCCGAACTTGAACATATTGCCGGGTTACAACCTGGATGTGCATGCGGGCCAATACGGTTTTTTGTCCGCAACGGATGAAACCCACTTGTGCCAGAACTGCTATTGGAACGGCGTGAGCTGGTTGCGGCACGACATCACCAAACCCGCCGTGGCGTTGATTGCAGGGGCCGGCAGGGTGCGCATTCAGCGCGTAGGCGCAGGAGCCAATCCAATTGTTTGGGAACGCGGCGACTACGTGAGGGACAGCGGTGATACCTACAGTTCAACAGACGTTGATCAACTGATCAAAACGATCAATACGGCCATCAGCAAGAAGGCAGATAAAGGAAAGACGCTGGAGGACTACGGCATCCATAACGCCATCCCCAACCTGAACCCACTGCCCAATGGCAGCTTTGATATTCACGGTGGCTCCTACGCATTTCTCACTTCGATCAGTGAATCTAACCTCAGTCAAAACTGTTATTTCAACGGTTCGCAGTGGGTGCGCCATGACGAGTCAATGCCGTCTGCCACAGTGCTTGTTAATTCAGGCGGCGCCTACGTGCGCAAGGCGCTACCAGGGCCGAATCCGATTCAGTGGTCCTATAACGCTCAACTGATGGACAGCGGCAATACCTATGATGTGAAGGCGGTCGACCGCTTCTTACTGGGGGTAAATCAGTCACTGGCGCTGCACGATAAGTCCATTTCGCAGATCAATTCTGACCTGAGCAAGAAGGCGGACAAAGGTAAAACCCTCGCTGAGTATGGGATCAACAATGCTATTGAGAACATCAACCCGCTGCCCGAGGCGAGCCTAGATCTGCACGGTGGATCGTATGCCTTCGTAACGGCTGAACGGGAATCGCACCTGGCGCAGAACTGCTACTGGAACGGCTCAAGCTGGGTTCGCCACGACACGAGCAAGCCCGCTGTGGCGTTGATCGCCGGGGCTGGTGGCCTGCGCGTTCAGCGAGTTGCCCCAGGACCGAATCCAATTGTCTTCACGGGTTCGTCGGAGGTGATCGACTCCAGTAAAAAAGCCGCACCTGGTGCAGCCGGTATTGCGCCGATTGCCACCTTAGACCAGGTAGTTGCGGGAGCCGATGAAACCAGCATCGTGACGCCTCGCACCTTGCGTTGGGGGTTTTCCATCAGCCTCGCTGCCAATGGCTACCTTGCGTTCCCGCGTTGGATGGGCGGGCTGATCATCCAGTGGGGCAATGCCTACATTTCTGCCAACAACACCCAATTCTTGTTCCCAATTGGATTCCCCAACGCGTGCTTTGTGCTGAACCTGGGCACCGGCGAGGACACCACCGGTGTGGCCGAGGTGATGAACATCAAATCCGGGTCGTTGAGCCAGAGCGGTTTCATCGGTTTAGCCACTGCCACCTCGACCTATCCCTACATTGCGATCGGGCATTAAGGAAATTTTCATGAGCAAATACTTTTACAGCCCGTCGCTGCACACCTTCTTGGTCGAGGGCATACACCCGAAACGACCAGGTGATTGCGTGGTGGTCAGCTATCAGGATTATTCCTATCTGCTGGCCAAGCAGTCCCAGGGCTTTCAGATCGTATTCGACGCAGAGGCCAAACAGCCCGTGGCGCGTCTGGCCCCCGGCACCAGTAAGCCCGAGCAATTGAAGGCCCTTTATCTGCAGAAGAGCAGCGAGATCAACGCCGCCTGTGAGGCTGCAATCATTGGCGGCTTCTGGTCGGCCGCACTCGGTTCGCCGCACCAGTACCCCAGCAAGCTGGATGATCAGTTGAACCTCACTGGCGTGATCCTGCAGGGCTTCGATAGCCCATACGGCTGCAGAGACGCGGATGGTGTGAAAGAACTGCGACCGCACACCGCCAAGCAGTTGCGCCAGGTCAGCGAAGACTTCACCACCTATAAGATGGAGCTGCTGCAGCGGGCCAACCAGTTGAAGCAGTTGCTGGACCAGGCGCTGGCAGACGGCGACTTAAACGCGCTTGAGGTGGTCACCTGGGAGAGCCTGCAGTCATGAACTGGGCACCGGTGACGATGCGCTGGCCAGACCAAGCCACCCAATGGATGGGCCAACTGTCAGCGCCCAAGGATCTGGCCAGCACTGAGCAGGCCAGTACCGCCAAGCGCTTGGCCGATCTGGACGGCAAGGCCAGCACCAACCCGGGGCCGGTGGGTGACGCCGCCCAGGGCGCGATCGTTGCCGGCCGTGGGGCATTGGCTGATCAGATGGGCGAGGCCCCGGCGTGCCTGGTGGTGACGCCGTTTCAAAGTGGTATCGGCCAGGGGCGCGGCTATCAGCGATTCCTGTCGGCACCGAACCTGCTGCAGCAGCTGGCCGGCAAACTGGTGGACGTGAGCGACACCGGCCGGCCCGATGGCCCCCAGTTCGCCCTGTGCCTGATGTTCCTGGCCACGCGCTTTGATCAACTGGCCGAGAGCCTGGCGCGCTTCAATGCGCTATTGCCCATACCTGACCTGGTGCGAGCCGAGCGCCGTGCACGGCACCTGTCGAAGCTGGAGACGGAAAAGTGGGAGATCCCCGCCGCTGGCACTCTGCCGCGCTGGCAGGCGTTACCCCTGGAGCGCTGCACCGTGGTCAAGGCCGCGCAGCAATCCATGTCTGGCCAGCTCGCCGTTCTGGAGAGCTACGCGGCCGACAGCTCGCCCATGGCCGACCTTGCCGCGCTGGCCAACCGCAAGGCGGCTCAACAGCAGGGCCGGGATCAGCAGCTGGCCGACCTTAAAGCCTCGCTCGCCGGCGGCAACCCTGACAGCAGTATGCGCGCGCGCCTGATCGGACCAGGCAACGCCACCGAGCTGCGCCAGGCGTTGCTGGCCGGTGACGCTCCGGGGCATGAATGGGTGCTCTGTGCCGGCGCGCTCCTGGTGGGATCGGAAAAGGGGTTGAGCTTCGTCCGCGAGTTGGTGGGCCTATGACGCTGCTACTGGATGGGCAAGAGGTGCGCGGAAAAAACCTCAAGGTCACCGGCAATCTGCGCATCGAGAGCGACGACTTGTCTGGCCAGACCAGCAACACCGACAAGGGGCACAAGGGTTTCAAGCCCAAGACCCTGACCGTCAGCCTGATGATTCCTTTCGTTAACCAGGTGCAACTGCGCGATCTGATGCGCCTGGTGGAAGCGACCGAAGGCGGTGGCCAGCTCAAGACCTACCGCATCGTCAACGACACCGCAGCCGCGTTCGGTATGCGCCAAGTGACGTTCACCGAAGGCGTGAGCGCCCGGGAAGACGACAATCTGCGCGGCTGGCTGATCCAGTTCACCCTGACTGAAAAGCTGTCGAACCCGGAGAAAGTCGAGGGCCGGCGATCGGGCAACGCGGTCACCGCGCAGTCCGGCCCAGGCGGGGCAGTGGGTGGCAGCGGCGGTACCGGTGGCGACTCCAGCAACGGGCCGGAAGAACTGACCGGCTTTGAAGCCACATTGAAAAAGGTCGACGGCTGGCTGGGCGGGGCTAACACATGAAGCTGCACAAGGAGTTGGCCATCAACGGCGTTCCCTACGTCCTGGTCAAAAACGAAGTCCGGTTGGATGCGAAAAGCCCCGGCCGAGCGACGTTCACCATTCAAGCCCCGGCGCCGGTCAAGGGCCTGGTGACGCTCGATATCGGCTACAACGGCAACACGCTGCAGCGACACTTCATTGGCTACGTCGAACGCTCCACCACGGCCAGCAGCACCCAGCAGGTGCTGTTCTGTCGCGAGCTGGCCGCGATCCTGGCCAACCCGCTGCCGCTGAACCTGCGTCACGTCGATCTTCGCGCTGTCTTGGTCGAGGTCAGCCAGCACACCGGGTTGCGCTTTCGCGTCCCGGATCGGCCCTACGCGGGCGTTAAGGCGCCGTTCTTCTACAGCCTGGCCGCTGGCTATCAAGCCATGGACAGCCTGGCCCGGGTTTTCAACATCCCCGACTTTATCTGGCAGCAACAGGGTGACGGAGAGGTATTCGTGGGCAGTTGGGCCGACAGCTTCTTTGGCGTTCGCCAGCCGCTGCAACTGCCCGTGGAACTGTTCGACGACTACCAGGGCAATCAAAGCGCAATGATTGCAGCCCTTCCCGGGTTGCGACCAGGTGCAACAATCAACCACGGCGAGCGCATCACCAGTGTGGCGCTCATCGACAACCAGATGGCCATCCGATGGACGACGCAATCCGCCGCAGCGTAGAACGACAATTCCCTGAACTCACCGGCGGTTACCACCTGCCACGCTTTGCCCGGGTTGTCGCCGTGGCCGACGCGCCGGCCGGAGCCGGGATCTGTGATGACTTCCGGCCGCGCTATGCGGTCGACATCGAGGTCATGGGTCCGGACGGCGAGCCAGACAGCAAGCTGCCGATCCTGGCGGGCGTACCGTTGCCACTGCCCACCGGTGGAGAAGAGATGGGCATCTATGCCTTTCCCGAGGAAGGCACCCAAGTGGTGGTGTGCTTTGCCTATGGTCTGCCGCACAAGCCCTATATCCAAACCATCCTGCCCCACGGGCTGAGTATGCCCAGCGTCCCGAAGGGGGATCAGGTGTGGCAGCACAGCGAAGCCTGCCAGCAACGTGTGGACGCTGACGGCAACTGGCTGCGTCAGACTGACGGCAAGATCCACGACAAGGCGATCGAGCGGGAAGTAGAGGCCATGGGCAACACTGAGCGTTTCCAAAATCACACCAGGACGGTGGATGACCATTCAAAGGAGTCAGTGGGTGGGATCAAGACGATCGAGGCGTTGGGCGCGCTCAAGCTGCTGTCGGGCGGATCCGCGAGCCTGGCGGCGGTGGATGATCTGCATCAGGCGACCGGGCGGGACTTGAACCTGGTGGTGGGGCAGACGCACAGCGCCACTGTGGGTGGCGATATGCAGGAGAGGATCGAGGGGCTACATAAGAGCGTGTCGAGAGTCAGCCTGCAGATGCTCGCACCAAAAAACTATGTCGGGTCTGAGAGCGTGAATATCTTCCAGGTAGTGTGTGATTTGCTCGACCTGGTGCAGCAAATGAACACACAGTTGGCCAATCATACGCACGGCCCAACGCCACCTCCAAGCAACGCAGCGCTACTCACTAATAACGCTGCATATGCCAACGAGCTATCAGGCAAGTTAAAAAGTATCACGCTTTGAGTTTGTATGATTCTGACTCAGTTGCGTCAATCAAACAAAGAGCGAGGTCGTGCATTACCAAAAGTGCTGCACTTTCATACTCCGAGTACTCTTGTATGTCCCTGATCACCATCTTTTGACCGTGCGCAATATCATTCCGCCTCGATACTAGAGTTTTAATTTGTGTTGCATATTTGTCAATATATGTGGGTGCAATTCCAAGTGCATGGGCGTTGTCTCTATATAAATTTGGCCATAAATTTGAATCGGTATCTAGCTTTTCTTCAAAGGTTGCAATGGTATTTTGCAGCTCTGAAAATTTGCTATGCCCAAATTCCCAAAGGTCTTTATCGCTAAGTGCTCCGCGCAGCAGCTTGAAGCTCTTTCTTAATGAAAGAGCCGCCATGTTGCTGCATAGCTGAGAGCGAGGGACTTTCCTCTTCTCTAGTTCGTCTAGATAGGAGTCCCAGGCAAACTTACAAAAGCCCTCGTAGTGCGAGTAAAGAATTGCCCAGGCACCACGAAGCAAAGCGCTTTCACGTACCGTTTTTCGCTCAGAGGAAAGTATGGCCGCTTTAAATGACGCAAGTTCGCCCTCTCTCCAATTCAGGTCTGCTTCCAAAATGTCAGAAAGGCTTGGCACGATGCGCCTCTTCAATTGTGCGTTCAATTGCGGAAATTCGACCTTCTAATTTTTCTTTCGAGTTCGCTCCAGGCCCCGTATTATTTCGGAATTCTTCAGTTTGAACTGTTTGCATGATGCAAAGCTGTACAGTGTCTGCATTGATGTTTGGATCTTTCTTTAGTGCTCTCCAGACACCTATGCTCACAGCCTCGTAGTAAGCGGGAGCTAGTGCACCTACTGGATTTTCGCCACGATACTTAACAAAAGCTCCCGTTCCTATCGAGTTTGCCAAATAATCAAAAAGCACGGTGAACTCATTAAGTTCTGCTCCAAAGTCAAAATTAATTTCCTCTAAAAGCACCTGTTCCATGTAAGTGTCAAGCCAGTCGCGCACGCTACCTTTAAATGTATGTGATGAGTTTTTTGTAGCAAAGAAACGAAGTACTAGTTCTTCGTCTCCTTTTTTGTCGTAGTCCGATTGGGAGAGGGTTTCTGTGCATGTCTTGAATTGAGGGAGGTTTGCGCACTCTTTTAAGAAGGAGTAGAAATTATCCCCCATCGTACCTATCATGCGCGCGGAGCAGTTTCTTATTTCTTGAGGCGCAAGAATTGCACCGCCAGTATTTAGCCGCTTGAACATTTCATATTTAAGAAATGGTTTGCTTTGTCTCTTTATCATTATTGTTCGTACAGAGGAACGTTTGATTCTTAATCGGACAGTCAGGGGAAGGTCGGAAAAGGCTTTCCCATTCAGCTCTTTAATTAGGTCGCAGCCAGTTAGTATGAGTGCGTCCATTGACAGCTTCTCAGGCTCCATGAATTGAATAACACTACTGACGCGTTGTAGGCCATCGATAAGTTCAAGTATGCCGTTTTCGTTCTCAATTACAAATATTTGAGGGACAGGTAGCTCAAGAATTATTGATTCTATTAGTCTGGATTTTTGATCGTCGGACCAGCGAAATAGCCTTTGATAGTCCGGATGAATTATAAGCTCTTTGCTTGAGTGTAAGTTGACTATCTCGCCAAAACTTAAATCTAAAGATTCTGTTCTGACCTCGCCGATACTTTGGTCGATGTTTTCTACAATATCCATATAATAACTCTCAAGTTTATATTTTAAGTGAGGCAGTATTCAAGCGTTGAAATAGCCTCGCCGAGGCCTGCCATTTCAAAAAGCCACTATTTCGAATTTTCGACTTTCGAGGTTCTATCGATGGATGTCAATGATGTTGGGTTGGGAAACCTAAATTTTCGGTCTGGAAATTTTTGGTCGGGAGAGATGGTTAGTTCTTTCGAAAAACGTCGGTTCTGAGAAAAAAGCATCTGAAAAAGCACTTATCCCCCTCCCGCCGACGGGGTCTGCGTTCTTTTTTTGTGCAAACGCAGATGTAGTGCAAACGAACCGGCAGCCCAGGCGGGCCGGGCCGCTCTGCGGGCGAGCGGCAATTTCACAGATTGCAAAGTTTAGAAGAGAAATGCAGAGCGGTTGCACAGCGATGTAGCAAGCGATTACGAACGGGGCAGGGCTGTAGGCCCTGGATTCATTGCTCAAGAAAGAGAAAAATGTAGGAGTACGGGTATTTTCCGAAACGCGATAGATCTATTTCCTACCCTAACCATTACCTTCGATTCCATCGAAAAGCTGCCCTAGGCCGCCAGGTGTAAGGGGTCAGCGAGGAAAGGGGATTTCAAAACCTGTCTGGACCCTAACTGGTTTCTTGCCGTTTGAGGCGGGCCAAACCTTGCTTGATATGGCCGGCGTTTTCACCAATCGTCTCTAAGGCGCCACGCACGTTTCCACCGGCTTCGACTGAGCCTTGTTCTTCTAGGCGAAGCGTTAGCTCCATCAAGGCCGCTTCAAGGGCCAACTGATTTTCATACATCCTTCCAAGCACATCCGAAAGCGGATATTCATGCGTCATACGAACGGTCCTCTCGTGAAATCTCAGGCTAGCCCAAAGCAGCAGAATTCGCCTAACAGATGGCTATTTTGGAACCAGGGCTGGGAAAAAGGTAATTTTGGTTAGGAAAGGCATTACACCTGCTGAAGCCCTTGTAATCCGTGGGTTTGACGCATTACCTGGAAGGGTAATATTGGGTAATGGCAAAGGTAATATCCGCCGAAGTGCCCGGTTTTGCTGGGGATTGAGCCTGTCGAGAATTACCCGATAAAAAGGTAATGACCTAACCTATAAATTACCTAATTATTACCTTTTTGAAAAGCCACCAACTCATTGAAAATAAAGGGTTTTATTCATTTTTATCAAGCTAATTACCAATATTACCTTTTTCCCATGCCTCAACATAAAACGGCCCGCGTGCCGTTTTTCACCCCATCTCAACTCTATCGCACCAATGTGGTGCAAAACCCATGGGACCGCCATGGGACTAAACGAGTCGATTTTTTAGAGCGCTCGCACCTCTACAGCCCGCGTAATACGGGCACTTGCATAATGAAAGTTACTTTGCGGGTAGTTTCGAATCTCTCCTTCACCGCCAAATTCTGTAAACAAAACCCCTGGTTTCGAGAGAAACCAGGGGTTTTGTGATTTCTGGGGTTTGAAAAGTCCAGCTTTATCAGGTCACGCGCTTGGCATATCCATTCGCCTTCCTATGACGTCCAGCAAATCGCAGCCGTCGCGCAAAGGGATGGAACAAAGCAACGCAAAATCACTGAGTACAACCGCATCACTACTGATCTCACTGCGTAGTGCGAGGTTCTCAAGGACTTGTGTAACAGCACGAAGTCGATAGGTTGCGGCGTCGAGGAGTATTACCAGTGGCACGGTGGTGTCGACAAAAAGGGCAGGGATGGCGCTGTCGTTGCTGGTGAGGGCGATGTATGGGTTCATGTCTAACTCCACAAGACAAATATAAAAACAATGAGCTCTTTTCACGCTAAACCGCCAAAAATGGCAGCCGCATGAAAATAACTTCGTCAACGTTCCGTCTTGTTTTCGAGTCGCCAAACCCGGCCGCCGTATGGACGACCGGGTGACTATAGACACATTGCGATTTTGAAACGGGAGCCCCACATTTCTGCTTGGCCTGTAGGACGTTGCCCGTATGAACGGCTCTTGTTGCGGCTTCTTGTCTAGTCGCCTCAGGTGTCGAAGGAATCGTAGAGTCTTGCCGTATGGGATTAAAAAGCAAGGTTGTGCTAGAGAAAATATTTCTCCAGCATCTACCGTCATGGCTACCCTTCACACTGAACGAAACTGGAAAATAAAATCTATCCCGACGACCACGCGCCGCCGCATTTTCACGTGCAGACGCCGGATGGTGAGTCGCTGGTTCAGATAGAAGGGCTTGCCGTGCTCGGTACAGGCGCCGAGACGAAAGCCTTGAAAGCTGCCTGCTTTGGGCAAAAGCTCATATCGCTGATGTTAAGCGGACATGGGATGAGCAAAACCGGAGGGACTGACATATGACCAGCAAGCTTTGCATTTCTGCTGTGCAACCAGTTGCCGGCAAACATGCCTTAGAGATCGAGTGGAGTAACGGTAGGCGACACATTGTTGCCCTCGCCGAGCATATCAATACTTTTACTGCTCTCTCGCCGCTCTTGGATTTGGCGCTATTCAGCCAAGCGAAAGTCGGTGACTGGGGCTTTGATGTGACATGGTGTAATGACCTCGAACTGTCTGCTGTCACGCTGCATCGTTTGGCATTGAAACAGTCTGGTGAAGTCATGCTGACGCAGGATTTCAGAAAGTAGATGCTTAGTAACAATTTGTCCCTTTTCGACAGCTGCTGTTGAGTTGGACTTCTCTCGTAGGACTATCACCTCTTACAGTAGCGGTGCTGCGTTGATCCCCAAGCATGTCGGGTTGGCGTGTCGGGGGTGGGAGTATGAGCATAAAGGCTGCACGGACGGTCGCTTAAGCGGGCCTGTATCTCGCCGCTAAAGCAACTGGCAGGGGCGCTCTAATACATTCGCCCGCCCTCAATGCCTATGTCGATGATGCACGTCCGGAAAATGCGCATGGCTATGCCTCATCCCTCCATGCACATGTTCATGAGGCGTGTCGCTCCGTCAGGTGCAGCCCCCCGACGATCTACGGCGGTGGCAGTTGGCTGAGGTCAATGGCGGCGAAACTGTTCATACCCTGCCTTCCAGCTGCAGGGGCACGCTGAGGCTCAGCGGTACATTGGTGCCCGCCACGGTGCCCTCCAGATCGATCGAGGCCTGGCCCTGCATGTTCGCTCCCGCGAACTGCACGCAGCTCAGGCTGATGCGGGTTTCCCAGCGCATAAGGGCCATGACCGTGGCGGCGTAAACGCGCAGACGGTGGGCGGGTCCCAT